ATGGGTAGGACTATCTATCTTCTTAGTTACGATGGCATTTCGTCATCCGGAGATAGTAGAAGATATAGAATCTTATAAGTCAGTTCTTCTGATTATAGGTTCACCTGCGCTCGTTATTATATATAAAGTATTAGAGTTATGGACTGCTCAACAGAACAGTCAGATAGAACAGACAAGAAAGGGCACTTTTCGTAATGGGAACGGAGAGGTAGCGGAATGCGAAGATGAACATAAGGAGGATTAATGGCAGTTGAGAGTTTAAAAGGAGAAGGATACGCCTCGATGACCCTCGCAGTTACCGCTATGGATGCCGCTATTGATGCGGCTTCACAAGCTATTGACGCAGCACTACAAAGTGGAGTTGTGAAAATAGGCAGTGGTAATTGGGGATATTGGGTCTTATACGAAGGCGCTTAAAACAAATAGATGGAAGCTAAGTACTGCGAGTACTGCGGGAAAGAGCTTACTCGTCACGAGAAGGCACGATGCACGAAATGCTTTTTAAAGCTTGATGGCGGCATATGCTATCCCCCCAAATGGTGGGAAACCCACCTACCTTAACGGAACCTTTATTAACCCCTACATCCTAGGTGTAATAGTGGTCCCTAACGGACCAGAAAACCACAGGATACTTACGCATATGTGTCCATGGGGCCACACAACGAAAGCTTTATATAGTCCTACAGTATATGGGTTAGAGTGATATTATGGCTAATAACACAACGACAAACGAAACAGCAAACACTACAGCTAATGTGGTAGTTGAATCCAGTATGCTAGACATGTTGATGGACAACATGATGTATATTGGTGGAGGCGCCGTTGTAGTTGCTTTGGCCTGTGCAGTAGCATGGATGAAAGTACCAGCTTTCCGCTTGATGGCGAGAAAGATGTACGCTAAGTTTATGCGTCAGCATGGTGACGAAATGGAAGAGTTGTATGAAAAATACCTCACCAAAGCAATGAAAGCGAAACTAGACGCTACTCAGAAGGCAAAAGTTAAGGCAGCCATTCTGGAAAAGGCAATCTTAGCAGAAGTAGACCACAAGGCCAAAGCTATTGAAAAGGACCTCACAAAGGAAATTCGAGATTTAGCTAAAAACCTGTGAACGTAGAAGAGTATGAAACTCGGTTACGCCAACGCATAGGAGAAGGAGAATATGAACGTCATAAAGAACTTGTCCGGTTGTTGGCACGCAATCTTACGCTTGAAGACGTGCTTTGGGAAGAAATTCTTGTATCTATTCGGGATGTTAACGCGAGAACAGAGCTCTTGCGACAGAGAAACTCTATTGTTAGGGATATTCATACTGAGTTCAGGGCTCTTAATATCGAAATACCTACTGTAGTAGAAAAGAATACAGAGCAGTTTGTAAACCTGCTAGAGGATATGGTAGATGACGATGACGACGCCAGTGAAGAACGAACAGAAGACGCTTAACGCGGCTATTTCAGGGAAGGCGGCGCATGATTCAAGGTTCTTAGAGGATATTTTCGAACAGTGTAGACACGACGACAAGAAAATGACTGTCCTACTTAGGGCATTCTGTGAAACATACCTTATAGACGCTGAACGGCGTCCATTAAAGCTTAGGCCACTTCAGGAAAGGATAATAGTTAGTTCTCTAACATATCCAAAGAGCGGTAAGCAGCGTAAAATGGCGATATTGGCTCCACGAGGCTGTGGCAAGTCCTATGCCCTTTCGGTAGCTGCAACTGTGTATATGTTCTTTAAGCGCTTTAGAGATTTAATCTTTGTGCTCGCACCTAGCGAGGACCAAGCCGCACTTATATTTAACTATGTGTATAGACATTTCTCTGATAATGCTTTTCTTAGTAGCTTAGTTAAATCTTACAGGTTCCATAACAAACCAAACATTACGATGAAAGGTGGGACTATATTACGCAGAGCTCCTATGGCTCCATCCAATCAGGGTCAGGCTATACGAGGCCAGCACCCGACATTCTTAATTATAGATGAGAGCCCTTTGATAGATGATAAATTATTCATTGACAATGTAGAGCCCTGTATCATAGCGAATAAAGCACCCTTTATAAACTTGGGTACCCCGAAAAGTAAAGAAAATCATATGTATCGCTATCTTTATGACGACGCATATGCAGATACGTTTGAAAGGCTAGTGTTCAGTTGGAGAGACGCTATAAAGTGTGGTAGAGCTTATTCTGCCCCATATACTGAAGACGAAATGTTTGACAAGATGACGGAGTGGGGAGAAGACTCAATTTATTGGAGGACAGAATATGAATGCGAATTCGTCGAATCGGTCTCACAAATCTTTAACCCCGAAGCGCTTAAGAGGTGTAGAGTACGAGGACAAACCTTTGTCGAAAGAGGAACGCCATACCCTAATTGTAGTGTGGCTGTTGACATTGGTAAATCTGTTAATAGCACTGTTATCAGTGTATGGAGTACCGAAAAATCCGATGAGGGAAATATCGCACGTCTTATATGCTTGGAGGAAATCAATCCTAGAACTGGCGGACATGACATTCCATATCAACGTAGGCGTATCATGGACACTGCTAGAGATTTTAGTGCTGAGCGTGTCATTATTGACGCTACTGGTATTGGTGGTGCGATTGAACAGGACATAAGAAAAGGATGCTACGAAGAAGGTATGCACTTTTTACCCTTCATTTTCACTGGTGGTCCAAAAGGTACGAAAACCCAAGCATATAGGGATTATGTTTCGTACATCCAACAGGGGCTGGTCAAAATACCACACCCTGAAGGATTACCACCAGAGGAAGCGAAGTTAGTTAATAAATGGTTAAGAGAGCACACAGAGTTGGAATATGTTATGGATGCAGCCAATAAAACAGAAAGAATAGCTGCTCCAGATGGAAAACATGATGATTATTGTGATAGTTCAGTTATGGGAATACATGCTGCTCTATCAATGATGCCCGCTAGCGCTACTTTTGCTAGCGTACAATTAAGTACTCCTACTCCTAGAATGGACAGAACGGGGAGTATACCTGCGGTTTTTAAGACCGGAGGAGTCAAGAATAGGGTCAACAAGCATATACCCGGCGGTTTATGAGCGAAACCTTTATATACTCCGTTTATATAATAGTATACGATAGCCATGGCTCTACGTGATTATTTGCCTTGGAACAGGCGCCAGTTTGCAACTAAAGGTACCAATCCTCCTTATTCTAAGGATGACCCACGCAACTACGGTGAGGGCGTTATTCGACGTATCCAACTACAGCAAAGCACGGGAATGTTTGGTGCAGCAAGTCATGAACCGCAGATAGGCGACGCAAGAACGTACATGAATGTGTACTTAGCAGACCCCATCGTAAGGACGTTGATTGACCTGCCTTGCTTATATGCTGCAAAAGACGGCTATGACATTGTAACAGATGACGACGCAGAGCGTGATGCTATCGCCCTAATGTTTGACGAGATTAACTTAGACCAGATTTTATATGGTTGGTTAAGGAATGGAAGGATTTTTGGAACTTCATACATGGAATGGACGGGAGACAATTTAGTTTTAAGGTCTTCTATTAATATGTATGTACAGAGAGACGATAATGGTCAGATAATGTATTATTATCAGGATTTAGGAGATGACAAAGAATCAATTCGGTTTGAAGATGGCGAGATTGTTGAATACAAAAACAACTCATTCGACGATTATGCTTATGGTTTATCTGACATCCATCCAATTCTGTATCTGGTTGACCTTAAAGATTATGCAGAACGGGATGTCGGAACTGCTCTCAATAAATACGCTAATAGTCGCTTTGATATTAGCTGCGGACTTCCCGATATGCCTTATAATGCTGACAAGATTAACGAAGTACTTGCAGCCTTTAACTCCTTAGAACCCGGTGAAGATATTATTCACGGTAATGATATAGTAGTTAAGGAGATGCAGGGTACACAACGAGCGTTTGAGTATGGAAAGTACACAGACGATATTCTTAAGAAGATACATATAGCATTGAAAGTACCTATAACAATGTGGGAGAAGCCCGAACAGGCAAGGCCCATTTTCGAACCCTATGTTAAACATTTACAGTCTGCTGTAGAAGCAGCTATAAATTCCCAGTTGATGCCACAATTAGAAAGTGGCAGTGCCCGATTTAAGTTCAGGCAAATTAATGTTAACGATGCCTTTGTGAAAGCAAAGACAGA